TTCAGATCCGGGTGTTCCCTTGCGTATTGCTTTGACGATTGAAACGGTTGCTTCATCAGCAGCTGCTGGCGATATCAGTATGGTTGTTCAATATGTTGTAAATTAAAAATTGGAGGTGAAGCAATGGCACACTTAGAAAAAGCTATGTGGTTTATGGCTGGGTGGGCAGTTGCAGCCATTTTATATTGGATGGTGTGATATGAGTTCTTTTACTCTAATGGCTTCCAATGCTCTTCAACAGCTGGGCGCTGCCCCGATCTCGGATATAGCCGAGAATACGGGGCGTGCCAAGCGTGTTAATTCGATTTACGAGGATGTGCGGGATGCCGTGATCAGGGACGCCAAGTGGAACTTTGCACTTGAGCGTGTCCAGCTTGCGGCTCTTGCAGATGCTCCCGCTTTTACCTGGACGAAACAGCATCAGCTTCCAGAGAATCCTTACTGCCTGCGTGTTGTCGAGGTTTATTCCGGCAATGACCGTATCGATCATGTGATCGAGGGTCGCAAGATTCTCTCCAATTATTCTTCTATTAACCTTCTTTACCTTAAACGAGTTACCGATCCGTCACAGTTTGATGCGTTGTTTGTTGAAGCTTATGAGGCCAGACTTGCTGCGGAGCTTGCTGTTTCTATAACCGGGTCGCGTGGGATATCTAGCGATTTTTGGAAGACCTATGATATCAAGATCACTAATGCTCGTTTGGTTGACAGTCAGGAAGGCACTCCAGCTGCTATTCAAGCGAATACATTAGTGGATGTTCGTCGTCGTACATTTGTTGTCGATGACCAGCGAATTACAGTTCCCTAATGGCAAAGTCTTTTTCCATATACACCCATATGAATACGGGTGAGATTTCGGATCGTCTTAAAGGTCGTGTTGATCTTGATAAGTACAAGCACGCTTGCGAGACCTTGGAGAACTTTGTCGTTCTCCCGGAGGGCGGTGTTCAGCGCCGTTCCGGCATTCATTATGTTTCAACTGCTAAATCTGCTTCTGCCAAGACCCGTTTAATCCCATTTCAGTTTACCGATGATCAGGCTTATGTAATCGAGTTCGGGAATGAGTATTGCCGTTTTTACAAAGATGACGGGCGGATTGAATCTGGCGGCAGTCCTGTAGAGATTGCTACTACCTATGAAACCGCGGATTTGTTTGACCTGATGTTTGCCCAGTCTGCGGATACGATGTTTATTGCGCATCGGGATTTTCCTCCGCGTCAGTTGACACGTTCGAGCCATACTTCTTGGGCGATTGCCGATGTTGCGTTTACCAATGCTCCTGAATCTTTTGCCTCGGTTTCGAGTGTTATTACCAATGGCAGTTTTGACGGGATGACAGGCTGGACTACTATTTCCGGCAATGATGTTGTTTCTGCTGGTAATGCGGTTCATCTTGATAATACGGGTGCGAATGCCGTGATCGAGCAGGAGTTGACTGTTGTCGCCAGTACGGCTTACAACGTTTCTTTCTTTTTTATGGATCATACCAATGGGACATCGACTGACCAGAAACTGACAGTTCAGGTTGGTTCTACTGCTGGTGCGGTTGATTTTCTTGCGGCTACGGAGGTTGATATTGGTATTCATGAATTTTCTTTTACTCCTTCTGGCACAGCGGCTTTCCTGAGGTTCAGTAACGTGGATGATGGGACTGCTAAGTTGACGACTGTAACTGCCCGTAGGGCTTCCGGTGGTACTGATGACGCGAATACTTATCCCGGTGCTGTGACTTTTTATGAGCAGCGTTTGATCTGGGCGGGTTCATATAATAATCCACAGACTTTCTGGGGTTCCCAGACGGGTTCCTATACGAATATGGATAGTGGTACAGCCGAGGCGGATCATTCGATCCAGTTTACAGTTGCGGCTGATGCGCTGGATTCGATTGTCTGGATCGGCAGTTCGCGTGATCTTCTGCTTGGTTCTTATGGTGGTGAGCATACTGCGAACGGTGGGGTTGAAAATGCTATTTCTCCTGCCAGTATCAACATTACCTTCCAGTCTTCTTTTGGTTCCGAGCGTGTTGTTCCGCAGAATGCGGGGAACGCTTTGCTTTTTCTATCGCGTGGAGGCAAGAAAGTCAGGGAGATGATTTTTAATTTTGATGTTGACGGGTTCAAGGCTCCTGACATGACATTGCTTGCCGAGCATATAACGAATAATGGTGTGACCGATATGGCTTACCAGCAGGACCCGAATTCTATTTGCTGGTGTTCTACGACTGACGGAGAACTGATTGGCATGACCTATCTGCCTGATCAGAATGTTGTGGCTTGGCACAGGCATCCTTTGCCTGGTACCCGGGCTATTGTTGAATCCGTGGCTTGTATTCCCGACGTGACGAACAAGCGTGATCAAGTATGGGTTTCTGTAAAATACGAATTTAATGGATCGACTGCCCGTTATATCGGCTATCTCGATCCTGACATGATGGTGGATCACGGTTTGACGCTTGATTCTCCAAAAACCATTACTGCGGCAACTCGGGCGAATCCTGTTGTTATTACCTCGGCGAGTCATGGTTTCAGCAACGGGGACGAGGTTGATATCGAAAATGTGATCGGGATGACTGAGTTAAATAATATTAGATATACTGTTAGTGGTGTGACTACGAATACTTTTGAATTAGAGAGTATTGAGCCTACGCCTGTTGATATTGACGGGACTGGTTACACAGCTTATGTTTCTGACGGGGAAGCTCGTCTTTGCGTGACAACGCTTTCTGGCTTGACTCATCTTGAAGGTGAGAGCATCGATGTTGTGGATCGTGATACGATTGTTCATTCTGGGCTGACTGTGAGCTCGGGTTCTGTTACAATCCCGAATGGTGAGAAGGTTTCCCGTGTTTATGCGGGGCTTTCCTATACTTCGACTTTAAAGCCTGTTCGCCCAGAGTTTGGTTCGCCTCAGGGTATGACGCAGGGCAAACGCAAGCGCTGGAACAAGTTGGGTCTCCGCATGACCAATACGCTTGGCGGAACTGTTAATGGAGACAATATAGAATATCTTGATGATCGTGTGACGATGGATCGCGGGGTGTCGCTCTTTTCCGGCGATAAGATGATAGATACTACCGATTGGGACCCTGATGGATTTATTACGGTTATTCAGACCCAACCGTTCCCGATGACGATTCATGCTGTTTACGGTGATCTTGATATCGGGGAAGTTTATGGGGCAGACGAATAAGCGTGTTGAGCCATATACGGTATTTCACTCTATGCTGCTGGATTCGCGTGCTGGGGCTCGGGATTATCATCACAAAGTTGACCCTGATAGTAGTTTTGCTGGGGTTGTTGGTAGTGATCGTGTTATCTGTATCGCCGGTGTTCAGCCAATCTGGGACGGAGTTGGTTATGCCTGGGTGAGGTTTGGTCCAGATGCTCATGACCATAAGATTTGGCTTTATAAACATATAAGGATTTATCTTAATCACCTTGTTTTAAAGTTCAAATTCTGGAGAGTTCATGGCACGGTTGCTTGTAATCATTTGGCTGGTTGTAGTTGGATTGAATCTCTTGGCTTTGAAATGGAATCTACTTTAGTAAAATACGGTCCGCACGAAGAGGACCATTACATGTATAGGAAATTCTATGCGGTCTAGGAAAAAGAAAAAACGCAGAAGTTTGTTCCAGCTTATTTATCAGGCTTTGGCTGTTAGTAATGGTTTTTTAATTGCTGCCTTGGTGATGTCTGTTATCTCGGCTGGTGTTGCTGTTTATTCTGGGTATCAGCAGCAGAAGATTGCCAATGCAAATGCACGGCGTCTCCAGATCCAGGCACAACGTGAACAAGATGCAGCTGACAGGCAGGCGCAGATTGCTGCGAAGCAGAGAAAGCGTGAGCGTGCTCGTGCGAGAGTTGCTTTTGCGGCTTCCGGTGTGGATGTAACTGAGGGGTCCCCGTTGATTGTTGAGGCGGAGGATGATTATCAATCTGAATTGAATGAAGCTACGATTAGAGCGCAGGGAGCTGATACGGCTTGGCGTTCTAAATCAGAAGCCCAGATACAAGTTGCCAAAGGTGGCGCAGCCGTTACTGCTGGTTATGGCAGGGCGGCTGGATCTCTTGCTTCTGGTGCTTCACTGCTAAAAGACTAATGCCAAAAATACCACGCAGCGAATATTCATTTGCTTATACACCTTCTAAACCCCCAATGGTTCCTTTGAGTCTTGCGGATATGTCTGCATGGACTGACGCCTTGGACAAGGGAGCTGCTTTTGCTGCGAAGATGTATCACAAGAAAGTAGATGAAGAAGCGAAGCTTTCAATTAATTCGTTTGCTAATAGTGCTGATAATCTTGTTAAGGAATGGGATCGTAGGCCTTATGAAGACCAAAGTACGGTGGAAAGTGGCGGCAAGCCTCTATCTTTGGAGGAGAGATCTACGAACAGGAATAATGATTTTAAGAAGTCTCTTGATGATGCGACTCCAAGCGAGAAGATGCAGTCTGGGTGGGGATCGCGTCATCGGGTAGCTTTGGAGTCGGCTAAGCAAAATGCAATATCGCAGCATGAGGCTAATACGAGGCTCAAGGAATCCCAGACTCTTGTTTCTGCTCACAGGGCTAATGCTAAAAACAAGGAAGCTGAAATGATTAGTCATGTGCGTGATATTCATTATCCTATATCCCAGATTCATAACGAGGTTAAGGCTCATTGGGAATTGCGTTTGCAGGAGGCTGGTGCTGGCGGTTTGATGGAGAATCCTGAGCAGGCTCGTACGGCAGAACTTGTTTTTAGATCGAAATATGTTTTGGCTATGATTGATCGGTGGGAGAGTGCTTTTATCGGTAAGATGGGTCCTGGTGGGATAACTTCTGCGGATGATCTTAGGGGAGGGTTTCGTGCCGGTAAAGATCCAAAAGATATAAGTGCGGGTATTTTTGATTCTTATCAGGATTTTCATAGAGCTTTAAAAAGTGGGCATCTTGCCGGTCATGATTTAAAGGGATTGTTCCCAGATAAAAATCCACGCGAGCTTGCTCATGAGTCGCATAACCGGATTATGACGGCTTTGACTACTAAGCGGACAGCTCGCGAAACTGTAGCTAAGCGTACTTTTAATGGATGGATGAATCATTACATGAAACTTGCTTTTGATGAAGAGCGTGACTTCACAGAGGCTGAAGCTAGTCATTTGGATTCTTTGGCGTTGTTGTCTGGGAGCAAGATTTCTGCTCATGTTTTTAATCTACGTGAGAAGTGGCGGTTGAAACCGACTAGGTCACAACAGGAATTTAATCGTCAGTTGGAATTAGATTTTCATAGAATTATTGATAGGGCTGTAGAGTATGGTGTCGAACCTGATTTTGGTCCATTTTCTACAAGGCTTATGAATGGGTTGGATGAGAAGAGGATTCACGCAGGGGATGCGATGGGTCTTTATAAAAAATTATCAGATCAGCGTGGGCAACAGGGTAAGAGAATCAATGCTGCTATAAAGGATATTAAGGACAAGGTTATTACTAATTATTACATCAAGCCCTCATTCTCCAAATCCGGTACGAGGAAAAGGACGAGTAAGGAGGGTTTCGAGATTTACAACCAAGAGTTGTCTGGTGATATTGATCGTGCTATTAGAAATCGTGTTCGTGCTGAGATTTTAAAGAGTGGTAATCAACCTCCTGACTTGCATAAGGTTTATCTAGAGGTAGTGGATGATATCGAGGGGACAAGGCGTTCTCGAGAGCCGTTGACGATTAATATCGGCCAGGATGAGCTTGAGTCTGTTTATAGTAAAAAGAGTAAAGGTGGGAATCTGTCGCCTAGCGAGCAATTAACTTTTGATTTGTCGATTGCTAAGATGGAGAGGAATGCCAGGTTTAAAAGGAATTCGAAGGAGTTTGTCGAGAGGGCTGCGAAAATGGGCAAAGCCAGTAAAATGGAGATTGCTAAGTTTAAGGATGATCCGGCTAATAAATTATCCTTGAAGTTTCTTAAGCCTGGCGATTATTCCTACGAAAATCTTTACAATAAGTATTTTGGGCCTGCGTCTGAAAAGACTGTTGTCCCGAAAAAAGAAGATAGTGTTTCGAAACCAGTTGACAGAGTTGAAACTGGTGATGAGACGATTGAAGGCGATTCAACTGTGGTTGAGGAAACGGCTGAAACTCGAGGGGAATTTATATTTGATGACAATACAACAGTTCGTGAGCTTTTAACTGCATTCCAGAGAAATCCTAGGGAGGTGTGGGACGCTATTCCAGATGGGCATCGTTTTAAAGAATCTCTTAGGCCTTTACTTTTTCCCGCCGATGGGGCGGTAGTGTCGGAAAGTGAGTCTGCTACTGTGAAATCCGGGTTAAGCGAGAGTTTGACTGGTGTTCCAGAGGAGGATGTCCATACGTTTCAAGAAGATTCTGGTAAATTTGAAACGTCTACTGATACAGCGGAGAGGATAGCAGCAGAACAGAAAGAAGCAGCGATAAGAGAGAGTGTTGTTGTCGAGACTGGCAGGGATGTTCTCGAGGCTGGTAAAAATGCTCTTGATTTTGTCAGCAGGCAAGTTAAGGCTTTGGGTAGTGCTAAGGAGAAGGGCCAAGCGGCGATGGATGAATATATTAAAAGCCGGGATCGTGATAAGTATCCATTTTGGCAGCTTAAGCGTCAGGTGGGGGATTTATTGAAGGCTGGCCATCAGATTCTTGCCAAGCAATTAGATGATGAGGTCAATGCTTTTATGGCTGCGTTGGGTTACGATTATAAGCGTGTTTCCGTTCCTGAAAAGGAGGTTGATGCTGGTATTTCTTTAGAGGATCAGATCGAAGACGCTGTTAACATAGGGGAGATTGAGTTACCTGTATTACCTAAGCTTGAAAAGAAAATAGCCAGAAAACCTAAAAATATCGCTGTGAAGCCTGTGAAGTCTGTGAAGCGCAAGCCTAAGAAAATAGCAGTAAAGCCTAAGGGAATAGCAGTAAAAGCTAAAAAGATGAGCAAGCGGCATTTAGAGAGGTTGGATGATTTACAGGAAAGACAAACTGAATATATTATATTTTCTGCTAAAAAGAAAAGTCAGTTTAGTGGTGGTAAAAAACCTAGAGATTTGACTTATTTCCAAAAGATGGAACTAAAGCAGTTGCTTGAGGAGTATGATGCTGTTGAAAAGCATAATAGAAAGCATGGGTTCCCATATCACGATATTACTGTTTCTAAGAAAGATTAACTATGCCTGAAGAAGACGAGTTAGAAGCCAGTCCGTATACCGATATTTTTGCTTCTGAGGAAGGTGCTATTACGGATGGTATTTTACAGGAAAATCTTGAGCATTCGCTGATGCTTGAGATGGGGTTTCCAGAACATGTTCCCAGTGTTTCTGATCCTGCGTCTACTGATCATCTTCCTACTAACCAGGAATCTATTTTTACGGAATTTATGTCATCGCCTGTTATGCAGCCCGCTGCTGGTCTTTACGATGCTGTTGTAGAGACTGGTGGTTTTGTTGCTGATGGGATTGATTGGCTTGGTAAACACAATGGATTGGCTGAAAGGGCTGATAAGTTCCTTGATTCCTTGCCGCGTCCTCCTGAATGGCCTGAGGCTAGTGGTCCTGTGGGTGGTGTTTTGCGTACGATATCTACTTTTATAGGAGCTGCTTATAGTCCTGCGAAAGCATTAAAGGCTTATCATTGGGCTGTGCGTGGTGGTGGCTCTGCTGGTGTTGCTGGAGCTACTGGTTTCCCAGGTGAGTGGGATAATACGGCAACCTTGATTCGTGATATGGCGGCTGGGAATGCTGATATGGAGCGTGCGTTTGCTGCTTTACCTACTCCGATACAGAATCTTCTGAAGGCTTTACCTAATCTTGACGAACGACATCCTTTTCACCAACGTCTTGTGAATGGTGGCGTTGAGGCTGCTTTCGGTATTCCGTTCGATGCTTTAATGACTGCAGCTATGACATTCAGGGCTTCACGAGAAGCGAAACAGCTTTTAAAGCTGGATCGTTCGCTTGCTACTGAAAAAGCCAAGTTGAGGGGTGATTTCGATGTTCAGCCCAAACTTGAAACTGATCCAGATGTTGTGGAGTTTAGAAAGCTTCAGGACAATCTTGAGAAGGCACAAGCAAACAAGAATCCGCAACAGATTGAACAGGCCGAAAAAAGAATACAGAAGTTTGCGGATAAGAATCCGCAGGGGGCTGCTATTGCTTCCCAGCCAAATCTTATTTCTGATGCAGGAAAAGGTGTGTTGAAAAGTTGGGGAGTTCCTTCTCTTAAACCACAGTCTTTTTCTAAGGTTAATGAGGGTGGTATTTATGAGGGTTCTCAGCAGTTTATTGATCCTGCAAAGCTTGCTGATATTGATTTGTCCAAGTTTCAACTTGCCGATGTGAATTATACGGCTGAGTTGAAAAAGATTATGCAGAAAATGATAAAGAAAATTCAATCCGAGATTAAAGGGAAGGTTCCGGGTCGCCCGATGCAGAGAGATGTAGCAACTGCTAATTTCGAAAAGGCGATGGCTCGGCTTGGCGCTGATTCGCATTCTGTTTTATCTGGTGCTGTTGTGAGGGGACCAAAGACCGTTGAGGATGCTTTTGTGCTGGATGTAATTCGTTCTGCTCATGGGATGAAAACTTGGAGGTTAATGAAAGAGACTCTTGCTGGGGATATGAGCGCGGCTCGTATGTTGCCAAAGCAAATGGCTATTGGGGCTGAGATCGAAGCAATCGCACGTTCTGTTAAATCTCCGATGAATAAAGAGATGCTTAAGCAGATAGATCAATCTGTTCATCTTAAGTTTGACAAAACAACGGGTGAGTTGGACGATGTTTTGGGGTTTGGCTATGGTAAGAATTTCAACGAAGAAGCTACAAATATGATGATGCGTCATGCTGAGATGGTGCGAGAGTTTGACGGCAGGGATCTTGCTGTGCGCTTGAATATGATTCGGGACCCAGAAGCTTATTCCCAAATGATGCGTCAGGCGAGTCGCCCTGGTATGTTCGATGGATTCTTGGAGTATTTTTACAATGCTATCCTTTCTGGCTTGGATACTATTGGTGGGAACTATATTAGTTCTCATGTTTTTGCTTTGTATCAGATTCCTATACGGGCTGCTGCTGGTGTGATTGGCGTGGTGGATTCTGCGATTGTCGGAAAGACAGCAACGGATATCAAGGCTGGTGAGTTCCTTGCGATGGGTTATGGTTATACTCGTGGCATGGTTGAACAAGTCCCAGTGTTGATGAAGAATTTACTGCGTGTCGCTCAGATGCAAAAGCCTATCTCTCCTTCTGGCTTGCAGAAGTTTGAGGCATATCATCGGGAAGCTATTACTGGCGAGGCGTTTGCTCCTGCGATTGCGGCGGCTGATAAAATTATGGATAACGCGACACGTGGGGCGTTAAGTGTCAAGACTCCGCTGGAGTTTTTTACCAATGGTCTTGGTCGTATTGTCAGAACTGTCCAGAATTTATTTGTGACTGGTGATGAAATGAATCGCGCCGTTGCGTGGTCTATGGGGGCTCATTCCCAAGCTTACAGAAATATGGTGAATTCTGGTAAATCTCCGAATGGTATGGTTAAGGAATTGAAGGATTCGGTTCGCCATATCTCTAAAAAAGAGGGCGAGGCTGTTGATCTTGGCGAGATGATTGCTTTTGTTGATGAAGTGGAGGCAAGTGCTGGGTTCAGGGATTTTGTAGATAACTATCCAGCGATGAGAGTTTTGTTTCCGTTCGTCCGATCTCAGGCGAGTATATTTTCTGCATTTGTTAATAATACTCCTTTTGCTACTTTATCTCCTAGATTTTATAAAGCTTTGAATGCTGGTGGTGGAGAACGCCAATTAGCCCTATCTAAACTTATGGTTGGTTCTGGTTTGACTTATGCTCTTTACGAGGGCTGGAAATCCGGTAATCTTACTGGTAGTGGTCCTGCTAATCATAAGGAACGTGGTTATATGTCTCGAATGGGCTGGCAACCTAGTTCAATCAAGGTTAGTGGTGATAGTTGGTTTGCTAATATGTTTGATCTTGAGCGTTCCATGGAAGGTACAGTTGAGCGTGTGATTGATGGAGATACTATAGATGTTAAGGATGCTGATGGCGAAGTACATCGGGTTCGTTTAAAAGGGCTGTATGCTGCCGAGCTCGGGACTTTTGCAGGGATGAATGCTAAGGAGGCGATGCAGAGTATACTTTCTGATAATCCTCGGGTTACTATTAATTGGTCGAAGAAGGCTGCTAAAAAAGCGGATTGGAAAAGTGATCGCTTGTTGGGGAAAGTGTATTTAAATGGAGTGGATATTGGTGAAACTATGATTAGCCAGGGAGCTGGTCAGTTTAGACCCGAACCACCTAAATATATTTCGATTCGTGCTTTTGAGCCGTTTGCTACGCATATGGAAACTATGGTTAATAGTTTTGAGCTTATGGATAAGATGGATGATCCCGAGCGTAGTGATAGTCTGTTTAAGTCTGCTTACGAGAATGTTGCTTCTAATTTACTGAATAAGCAATATACCAAAGGATTGATGACTATTGTTGATGTTTTGAATGGTGGTAGGGGAACCGACCAGTTGCCGGGAAGATTAATGGGAACTCTTGTTCCTGCGATTGCTGCTGATGCGTCCAAGCATCTTGATCCGACACATCGTGATTTTAGGACAATCGATCCGACTTTAACTCCAGAGCATGCAGCTATGGTTAAGATGATGAATGGTGCTGTTTCTCGGACACCATGGATTTCTAAACATCTTATCCCTGATTATGATGGATTGGGGCATATTGGGACTAAGATGCCTTCTTGGGGAGATAGTATGTTTAATATTATTCCTGAGAGTGCCCAGATTGATAATCCTGTTTTTAAATCTTTTATTGTTAATAATTACCTTCCTAAGAAACTTAGGCCTGAGATTCATGGGGCTGAGTTATCCTTGGAGGAGTACGCTGAGTATCAGCGTTTGCTTGGTACTGTTGAGATTGGTGGTAGCAATTTGATGGAAGAATTGAGGGAAACTGTTGCCAATTTTGATCCTAGATATGATACTGTTGGGCCTGAGGGGACTCAGCGTGATGAGTTAGAAGCTGTAAGGGCAAGTTACAAGATGGAGGCTGAGGATATTATGCTTGACAAATATCCCACTCTTGAATTACGAATTGAGCAGGCGGAGGATTTTGCTATTGATGTTGAGGAGAATGGAGTGGATAAAGATCAAATGAATGTTGGTGATAGATCAATGAAGGATCTTTTGCAAGGAGAGGGGACTGGTAGATGACACAAACAGCAACTAACGCTCGGGTTGAGTATACTGGGAATAACAGCACGACTGCGTTTGCAATGACATTCCCCATTACGGCGGCTGGCGATGTGAGCGTTTATGTCGA